AAGGGCTGTGGAAAGTTGGCGGGGTGGCGGTGACATCCACGGCGGCAGAGTTGAACTTCACGGACGGCGTAACATCCGCAATTCAAACGCAGCTTGACGCCAAGCAGGCATCTGATGCTGATCTGACAGCCATTGCTGGGCTATCTTCAAGCGGCATCATTGCCCGAACGGGCGCCGGGACGGCTGCTGCGCGCACTGTGACGGCTGGCACTGGCATCACGGTCACGAATGGCGATGGCGTGTCAGGCAATCCGACTGTAGCGGCTGATCTTGCATCACAGGCCGAAGCGGAAGCCGGGACGAACAACACCAAGGTCATGACGCCGTTGCGGGTGGCTCAGGCATCACGCCCCGTGCTTGGCACTTCTGTTGTATCCACGTCGGGAACGTCCTTTGATTTTACGGACATCCCGTCTTGGGCGAAGCGTGTGACGGTGATGATTGCGGGCGTCAGTGCAGGTACGGCTAGCAAGATTGTTCAGATCGGCGCGGGGTCGATTACCACAACTGGTTACTCTGGCGGCGGTGGCGCGCTGGCTACTGCTGCATCGGGAAGCACTAGCTCAACCGTTGGCTTCCTTTTCGGCTTGAGCACACTGGCCGCAGATGTGTTGAGTGGCATCATGACCCTTCAAAACATCACTGGCAACACTTGGGTGGCATCCTTTGCTGGTGGAGCGCCAACCGGAAATCAGGCGATAATGGCGGGCGGCTTCATTGACCTCGGCGGCACGCTTGACCGCCTCCGCATCACCACCACCAACGGCACCGACACGTTTGATGCAGGCACTATCAACATTATGTGGGAGTAACCCATGCCCCTCATCCCGCTCCAGATCCCGCCCGGAGTTTACCGCAACGGCACTGACCTGCAATCCGCAGGGCGCTGGCGTGATGCGAGCCTAGTGCGCTGGGCTGACGGCACCATGCGCCCCGTGGCAGGCTGGGAAGCGCGCTTTGACATCAACGACACCGTGCCCCGTGGAATGCACGCATGGCGCGATCTGAACAACAACCGCTATATCGCAGTCGGGATGTTCGACAAGCTATATGCAATTTCTCAGGCCGGGACGATCACCGACATTACCCCAGCAGGGCTGACCACGGGTAATGCCGTGGCGACGCAAAACCTTGGATACGGCGGCGGGCTTTACGGGGTGGGCGCATACGGAACGCCTCGATCCGACAGCGGCAGCTTCGCAGAGGCAACAACTTGGACGCTGGATAACTGGGGCGAGGAACTGGTGGCCTGCTCCAACGCTGACGGCGATCTGTATGCCTGGGACTTGGACGTGCTGAATGATGCCGTTGTCATCCCAAACGCACCGACTGGCAACCTTGGCCTGATTGTGAGCGAAGAGCGTTTCATTTTCGCTCTGGGCGCAGGCGGCAATCCTCGCAAGGTGCAGTGGTCAGACCGCGAGGATCGAGAACTATGGACGCCAGCCGCCACCAACGAGGCGGGCGATCTGGAATTGCAGACATCTGGCCAGATCATGCAGGCGCTGCGCGCACGCGGGCAAACGCTGATCCTAACCGATATTGATGCGCATACCGCGACCTACCAAGGCCCGCCTTTCGTCTATGGCTTTGAGCGGGTCGGATCGGCCTGCGGCGCTATATCCCGCAAGGCAGCCGCTTCCGTCGATCAAGGCGTGTTTTGGATGGGCTTGGGATCGTTTTTTGCATATTCTGGCGGCGCTGTGCAGGAAGTGCCGTGCGATGTGGTGGATTACGTTTTCAGCGACATCAGCAGCACGCGCCGTTCGCACATCTGGGCCGTCTCCAACTCGCAGCATTCGGAGGTCTGGTGGTTCTATCCGTCCAGCGGGTCGACCGAATGCGACCGCTACGTTTCGTTCAATTATCTTGAGCGGCATTGGTCGATCGGCAGCCTTGCCCGCACGGCTGGCGTGGATCGCGGCGTGTTCGTAACTCCGATCTGGATTGACGCCACGGGGCAAGCTTACAATCAGGAAAGCGGCACTGCCTATGATGGGGCCAGCATCTACGCGGAAAGCGGCCCGATCCAGATCGGCGCTGGTGATAACGTAGCAGTTTGCACCATGCTTATCCCCGATGAAAAGACGCAAGGCCAGGTGACTACGACATTCAAAACGCGATTCTATCCGAACGACACCGAGCGCAGCTATGGGCCGTATAGCATGACCAACCCGACTGACGTGCGGTTCACGGGTCGGCAAATCCGAATGCGTGTGACAGGGACCGCAACAGATTGGCGGTTTGGCATTCCAGCGCTTGACATGAAACAAGGAGGCCAGCGGTGAAAAAGGTACTTTCACTTTATGGCGGGCCAGTGGGTGAGCACGAAGTAAATGAGACTTGCGTTGCAGCACTGGAGGAATGGCTTGAGATGGCCAAGAGCGGCCAGATTGTCGGAGTTTGTTTGGTTGGATTGGGGTATGACAACCTCGCTCAATACAGAATTGCGGGCAAGATCGGCGGTTATGGATCGGTAGGGGCCACGCATATGATTTTGCAAGAATTAACGTATGTTAACATGAGCGCAGAATGAAAGTTCCACCCGTCATTGGTGAGCGCTGGCAGATATGGGCCGAGGATTTGCGGCGCTATCTTGGGCGCGTGCAATCGCAGCTTTCTGCAAGAGAAGCGTCATCATCGGCAAATGAGAATGGTGTAATTCTTTGGGACCGGACAAACAAATATCCGGTTGTCTCACGCGATGGAGAGTTTCGGCAAATCCTGCTGGCTGACGGTTATGCGATTTTGGGGCAGGACGCTGATGTAACGGCTGCTGCGGCTGACACGGCATACAAAGTGACGCTGGATGTGGTTGCTTTGGACAATTTTACGCTGACGGGATCGCCGCTGACTGAAATCACGTTTGGGGAAGGCGGGATGTATTCGCTTTCGCTCGCGGCACAAATTGCCAGCACGTCAGCCAGCCAAGTTGATTTCCGTTTTTGGCCGAGGCTTAACGGGGTTGACGCCACGGGTAACACGGTCATGGCCAGCCTGCACAACAACGGCGCTACAAACGTTGTTAGCCGTACGGCTGTTTTCACCGTTTCGGATGGCGATGTCCTGAATATCATGTGGGCTGTGAGCAGCACGAATGGAAGGCTGAAAGCCCACGCGGCCACGGCATATGCACCATCAGCGCCGTCAGTGACGCTGAATATCGTGAGGGTGCAGGCATGATTCCAAACATCCACGATTACCGCGCCCTGATTGAATCGGCCCTAGCTTATAGCGGCGGCACGCATATCTTCGAGGATGTGGCGGAACTGGTGGCAACTGGGCGGGCGCAATTCTGGCCAGCACCTCGCGGCGTTGCAATAACAGAGATTGTGGAGTATCCTCGCAAGAAGGTGCTGCACTGTTTCTTGGCGGCTGGCGAGTTAGACCAGATCCTCGACATGATTGACAGCGCGATAAAGTGGGGCAGGACGCAAGACTGCACTTCCCTCACGCTGACAGGCCGGAATGGATGGCAGCGCGTTTTGGGCAATCACGGGTTTAAACCTGTTTTTGTCACAATGGAAAGGGGTTTTGAATGAGCGGCGGCGGCAAGGGCGGAAGCCAATCAACATCGGTTCAGGTTCCGGCATGGCTGGAAAACGCAGCGCAACAAAACCTTGGCCGCGCCAATCAGGTTTCGCAACTTGGCTACACGCCATATTTTGGCCCTGATGTTGCCGCAATGACGCCTATGCAGATTGCAGCCATGCAGGGAACAAATCAGGCGGCATCGGCGTTTGGCTTGCCAACGGCTGACCCAATGGCCGGAATGCCTCAAGCGCAGGATTATGGCGGGATGTCGGCCTATTCATCCGCCCCGATGTTTGAACAGAGCGTTGCCGCCTTGCGCGCCAATGCGCCAGGGCAGGCCAGTGCAATGGCGGGCATGTTCATTGACCCGATGACCGGACAGACGGCATCGCAGCCGATGGCGCAACAGCCTGCACAGATGGCGCAACAGCCTGCACAGATGGCGCAACCGCCTGCACAGAAACGCAACCGCACGTCTACCAGTGCCAGCGTTATGCCAATGGGCGCGCCGCAGGTAGGACAGGGCGGAATTGCAGGATACAGCGGACTGCCGGATATGTTTGATGGTGGCGGCGCTGGCCAAAAAGGCGACACGTTCCAAGGTGGCCTGATGGCGGACTATTCCAATTTCAGAGGCAGAACGCCAGTCAGTCGCAGCGGCGGCGGCAGCATGGGCGGGGGAAAATAATCATGGCAGGCGGATCAAACCCACAACAAGTGCAGCAGATGCAGCAACCGGCAGGCGGCGGCGTCTATGGCCAAGCGGCTGGGGCGTACAACACCGCGTTGCAAGGGCCAAACATCGGCCAATTCATGAACCCATATACGTCCGAGGTAATCGACCGCACGGGTGCGGATTTGATGCGGCAAGCGCAGATGCAGCAAAACCAACTGGGCGCGCAGGCAACGCAAGCGGGGGCATTCGGTGGATCACGGCAAGGCGTAGCCGAAGGCACGATGCTGGGCGATTATGGTCGCGCATTCGGTGACATTTCCGCACAGCAGCGGCAACAGGGTTTCAACACGGCTCTGGGCGCGGCGCAGCAGCAACAAGGCATGATGTCCAACCTTGCCAGTCAGGGCTTTGGATTTGGCCAGCAGATCGGCCAGCAGCAAATGCAGCAGGGCGGAATGCAGCAGGGCATTAACCAGCAGTTGATTGACGCGGCACGCGGCCAGTATGGCGGCTACACCAACGCGCCAATGAATTCCCTATCTGCACCAATGGCAGCCTTGGGCGCGGCGAACATGGGCCAGAACACCAGCACGGCAACCAGTAAGCCGGGGCTGTTGCAATACCTTACAGCAGCGTTCGGGGGGCTGTAATGGAACAGGAGATTATTGCCGGATTGCTTGCAAGGGGCGTGTCTCTGCCGATAGCGCAGGGCATCGTTGCAAACATGAAGGCGGAAAGCAACTTACAGACTGGTATCAACGAGATTTCTCCCGTTGTTCCCGGCTCGCGTGGTGGCTTTGGTCTCAATCAATGGACAGGCCCACGGCGTGTCGCATATGAGCAGTTTGCCGCAGAGCGCGGCGTGCCTTTAGACGACCTGCAAACTCAACTAGACTTCACCATGTATGAGTTGCAGGGGCCAGAGCGGGCGGCATATGCCGCGTTGCAGGGCGTGCAAGATCCGTTTGAAGCCGCACGCATTTATTCGGAAAAGTTTTTGCGACCTGGCATTCCAAACATGGATAAGCGGCTTGGCTACGCGGCTGATATTGCCGGAATGCCAATGCCTAACATGGCCCTTTCGATGGGCCAGCCCGTCGCGCCCATGATGGGTCAGATGCAGCCCGTCGATCCGTTTAAGGGCATGGGCCTGCTATCACAGTTTGCGGCAAGCCGTGGCATTGCGCAAGACGCAGGGGCCGCACCGATTGCCAACTTGTTCAACATCATCACTCAAAAGAAAGACCCGCGATTGGCCGAGATGGCAAAACAGCGCGGCGGCTTCTTTGGATTATTGGGGGCTTAAATGGCGTTGTTAATTCAACCAGGGTCAACGGCGATCAGCATGGATGAATTGCGCCGCGCTGGCATCGGGCAGCCCGTGCCCGCGCAAATGCCAGCACAGGCCACAGGAGCGCCATCCAGCGCGGCCATGACCCAACAAGCGCCAATGGCACCCCAACAACAGCGCGGCCTTCTGGGCGGCTTCTTTGGGCCGCAAGGACGCGACGCACGGTCGCGCATGGCGATTGCCATTGAGGGCTTGATGATGAACCCCAACCAAGCCTTGATTGGCCAGTTGCAGGAAGGCATACAAGGGCGGGCAACAACAGCGAAAAATAACGCGACGATTGAGTGGCTGCGGTCACGCGGGCATGATGATTTGGCGGCGGCGCTGGAAGCTGGGGCATCACCGCAGGACGTGTTGGCCGAATCTGTGCGGAGAATGCAACCTGCAAACCCGATGGACGCGCTCAATCTTCAAATAAAGCAGCTTGAACTTCAGCAAATGCAAAACCCGCAGCCTGAGCAGCCTGACCCGCAATCTGCTATTGCCAAGCTGGAGGCCGACCGGAGATCCGGGCTGATCAATGACGACCAATATAAAGCTGGCCTGCAAGCTCTTGCCCCAACGGGGACAAGCGTTACGGTTGGGCCTGATGGGCAAATGCAATTCATGCAAGGCGTTGGAGTCGGCGGGACTGGTGCGCCTACGGTTGGGCAGGTCTACAACCCAAACGAAATTCAAAGCGTTATCGGCATGATCGACCAGATCGCAACGGACCCGAACCTTGCCAGTGTTGTGGGCCAAAAGGCTCTTTTGGTGGGCGGCGGCAACAAGATTTCCGACATGAACCTGACGCAGCGGATTGCGTATGGTCAAGAAGGTCTGGGGCTTATTGAAAGAATTGGCCAGCTTCAGAGCAACGCATGGCTATCTGCCCGTCAAATGCTGAAAGGCGGCGGGGCGATCACCGATTACGAAAGCCAAAAGGCTGAAGCGGCAGTCGCCAGACTTGAAAGGCCAAAAAGCAAAGAAGAATTTATGCAAGCCCTTAAAGACTTGCGTGACGCAATTACAGACGGCGAAGCAAAGTTGCGCGCAAGCCAAGGCGGGGAAACTGCACAAGCCCCTGTAGTTGCCCCCGATGGGGCGCGTATTCGTTACGACGAAAATGGGAACCGCATGCCATGATCAAAATTGAATTGTTCGACGGTACAGTCTTGGAATTTCCGGAAGGCACAAGCCAAGATGTTCTTGATCGGGTCGCCAAGCATGAAACGGATTTACGTCGTGGCCCAAGTCGCCAAGCCGCCAATACGCCCACGGCAGGCTCCACCCCGCAGCCAGTGCCTGAACGCACTTTGGGCCAGACGATTTACGAAAACTTTATTGGCAGCGGTGCCGTGGATACACCCGGCGAACGTGCTGGTCAGTATGTTCGCGGCGTTGTTCCTGCCCTTGCGCGGGGTGCGATGGAACTTGTCGGCCTGCCTGGAACGCTTGGCAACTTGGGCGATGTCGGGCTTCAAAAGATTGGCCTTCTGCCCGCCGATATGCCACCGAGCCCGGTGTTTTCGGCGCTGTCCGGCGAAGGCCTTCGCAGCGGAGCCAGCGCGCTGACCGGCGGCGAAACTGAATACAAAGCGCCTGGGCGTGTTGGACAGTTTATATCCACGGGTGGTGAATTTATGGGTGGTGGGCTGGGCGGGACTGCTCGCAATCTTGCTATGGCTGGGATTTCCGGCCTCGCATCTGAGGCAGCAGGGCAGGCCACAGAAGGCACGGCAATTGAACCATACGCTCGATTCGTGGGCGCGCTCGGCGGCGGTTTGGCATATCAGGGTGTTTCCGGCCTTGTGAACGCAACGCGCCGCAACAAGGCAATTCGCCAGTTTATGGACCAAACACCTGACGTGGCCGCACTTAAATCTCAGGCCAGCGACCTTTACGATGCAGCGCGTACGCAAGGGGCAATTGCGACGCCTGCCCAAGTCAACACAATCGGTAATGATTTGATGCAGACGCTTCGCGGCGAGGGCTTGATTACTCCAAAAGGCAATATGGCAGGTTCTTATCCGCGCGTTTCTGATGCGATTAAGCTGGTTGACGATTATCGCGGTGCGCCGATGACGCCGACCGAAATGCTGCAAGTGCGCAAATCGTTCCAAGCGGCTGCACAGTCTGCTGATCCAGTTGAGGCACGCATCGGCACAATCCTTATTCGCCAGTTTGACGACTTCACCAGCCCGCTTGCGCCACAAATCGCAGAGGCAAATCAAATCTACCGCCGCGCAATGCAGGGCGATTTGATTGAGACGACCATCGAACTTGCAGGGTCTAGGTCTGGTCAGTTTTCTGGCAGTGGCTTTGAAAATGCACTTCGCACTGAGTTTCGAGGGCTTGAGCGCAAGATCATCAAGGGCCAATTGAAAGTCACACCCGACGAAGAGGCGCTTATCAAACGTATCGCGCAGGGCGGATTTTCCGAAAATCTTGCCCGTGACGTTGGCAAAGCAGCCCCGCGCGGTGTTGTTTCAACCGGCATTTCTTCTGGCGTGCCCTTTGCCATCGGCACGTCTATTGGCGGACCCGCCCTTGGCGCGGCTCTTGCCGCAACCACGCTTGGTGCTGGCGAAATTGGCCGCCGCGTGGCAACATCATTGCAAGGCCGAAATGCGGGTTTGCTATCGGCGCTTGCACGTTCTGGGGGCAGACTGCCTGCAAATATAGGGGCAGTCACCAATGTTCCGTCTCTTGTCGGCACGATCCCCGGCCTTCTGGCGCAATGAGGTAAAGATGAAACCGAAAAAGCTATCCCGCGACCAGATCCAGAACACAATCAAGAACGCCATAACTGAGGCGGTTGATTTCATCGAGGCGGAAATCGCCCCGGAGCGGATCAAGGCGCAGAAGTATTTTGACGGCAAGGTTGATTTGGCGTCCGAGGATGGGCGGTCTAGCGTGGTCGCCACCAAATGCCGGGATACTGTCCGAGCGGTCAAGCCTGCGCTCATGCGTGTTTTCCTGCAATCAGGCCGCCCAGTGGAGTTTATCCCGCGCAAGCCCCAAGCGGTGCAAGAGGCCGAGCAAAAGACCAACTATGCCAGCTACGTCTTTGAGCGCAACAACGGCTTTCAAATCCTGTCCGATGCAATTGACGACGCGCTAAAGAAGAAGGTTGGCATTTGGAAGGTCTACGTTGATGAGCCTGCCACGGTTGAAATTGACCAATACAGCGACCTGATGGAGGATCAGGTTCAATTGCTGCGGATGGACCCCGAGATTGAAATCTTGGAGGAAGAAGTTACGCAGGAGGCGACGATTGACGAAATGGGCATGACCATCATGCCTGCGATGTATGACATGAAGGTTGCCAAGGAAAGCCGATTTAAGGAAATCCGCATTGACGTTGTAGCACCGGAGGATTTCTTTGTGGACCGGAATGCATCCGGGATTGAGGATTGCTATGTTTGCGGCCACAGCGCGGAAATGCGGGTCGGCGATGTTGTGGCAATGGGGTTTGACTTTGAGACTGTCTATAATATGGGCGGGACGACTGACGGGCGCGTTGACGAGGAAGAAACCTTGCAACGCCTGGGATGGGATGCAACCGACACCGACGAGGACGCCAATGACCCATCCATGCGGAAAATCACGCTGACCGAAGCCTATATGAAGATGGACATTGAAGGGACGGGCATTCCCCGGCTTTACAAATTCCTGTGCGGCGGCGGCAGCTATGAACTGCTTGAATATGAACTTTGCGACCAGATGCCGTTTGCGGTTTTTGAAGTTGACCCCGAGGCCCATGCGTTCTTTGGTCGGTCGCTGGTGGAGATCATCACGGACGATCAGGACGCCGCCACGGCCCTGTTGCGCGGCTTGCTGGATAACATGGCGCTGATCAACAACCCGCGCATGGTGGTCAACTCACAGCTTGTGAACATGGATGACGTTCTCAACAACGAAATCGGCGCGGTCATCCGCACCAAGGACGTGTCGGCTTTGCGGGAAATCACCATCGGCGGCATGGCTGGCGGTCTGTTGCCTGCGATCACCTATTATGATGAGGCGATCCGGGCCAAGACGGGCGTTTCTGGGGCCGGTATGGGGCTGGATGCCAACGTGCTGCAATCCCAGACGGCGCAGGGCGTCAATGCAGCCGTGCAGGCCGCCAATCAAGTTTCTGAGTTGATTGCGCGTCACTTGGCAGAGGGCGGCTATAAGCAGGCTTTCAAGATCATTGCCAAGCTGGCAAAGCAGCACATCGGCGGCGAAGAAATGATGCGCATCAACGGCGAGTTTGTGCCGGTTGACCCGCGTTCTTGGTCGGCTGACACTGACCTGACAGTCAATGTCGGCATCGGCACCAACAAGCACGAAGAGCGGGCGATGGTGCTGCGCGAAACGTTGCAAACGCAGATGGGCATCTGGCAGTCATACGGGCCGCAGAATGGCGTTGTTACGATGACCAACATCCGCAACACCCTAGCCGACATCCTGCGCCATGGCGGGATGCACAATGCGGAGCGGTATTACCAGCCGATGAACCCGCAGATGGAGCAACAGTTGATGATGCAGGCGGCGCAAGCAGCGCAAGGCCAGCAGCAGCAGCCCAGCGATCCAAACGCGGCATTCTTGCAAGCCGAGCAGATGAAAACATCGGCGCGGGTGCAGGCAGATCAACAGAAGATGCAAATGGACTTCGTGAAGGCCCAAATGCAGGACGACCGTGAGCGGGATAGGATGATCCAAGACCTCGCCATTGAGGCTGCAAAAATACTCGCCAACAGCGGCATTCGCCTGAACGAGCAGCAAATCCGCGCGCAGCAGGCAATGACGCAGCCTATGGGAATGCCAATGGGCCAGCCGATGGGGATGATGCCAAATGCTTGATATTCGCCAGCGCGCAACACAAGCTCGCCAGCTTGAATGCTACGAGCCTTTCACCGCAATCTGCGATGAAATCAGGAATGACGCGGTGCAATTGTTTTTGAACCCGGCATCTGATATAACAGCAATAGCGCGGGCGCATGAGGCGGTTCGGGCTGTTGAAACATTCATTGCGGCTATTCAAACGCGTATCGACGCTGAGAAGGTCGCAGACAAAAAGGCTCAGGACCGCAATGGAAGCGACTGAACAAATGGAAGCGGCGGTTAATTCGCTGTTGATCATGGACGAACCATCCCAACAGGATGAGGCACCGCAGGAGAATTCTGCGCCCGAACCTGAAGTGGAAGCGCAAGAGACTGAAGCGCAAGGCGAGGAAACCGAGGTTGACGCGCCGGAAGAAGTCGAAGCCGAAAACGAAGAAGAATCACAGGAACAAGCGCCATCGAAATACACCGTCAAGGTTGACGGCAAGGAAGTCGATGTAACGCTGGACGACCTAAAACGTTCATTCTCCGGTCAGGCTTATATCCAGAAGGGTATGCAGGAAGCAGCCGAAGCCCGTAAACAGGCAACGGAGCTTTACGAAGCCCTTCAAACCGAGCAATCGAAATTCATGCAGGTGGTGCAAACCATCCAATCGCAGGGTTTCAAGGCACCACCGCAAGCGCCTGACATTGCCATGATGGACAAAGACCCCATCGGCTACATGCAGGCAGAGGCGCGCTATCGCAAAGACCTGAACGAGTTTCAGACGCAGCAATACCAAATCCAGCAGACGGCAGCATCACAGCGCCAAATGCAGGACAGGGCAATGGCTGAGTTTGTTGCAGATCAGGGCAAAGTTTTGCAGGGGCGCATTCCAGAGTTTGCCGATCCGAACAAGGCCCGCGATATTACGGCCAAGATCAGATCAACGGCAACCGAGGCTTACGGTTTTTCTGACCAGGAATTGGGGGGCATCATCGACGCTCGTCATGTCTTGGTCCTACACGACGCGATGAAGTGGCGCGAATTGCAGGTTGCGCGGACCAAACAGGCACCCGTTGCGCCCAAGTCAATCAAGCCATCCATGCGCCGCGTTGAGCCGCAACAGATCGTTCGGAAAAAGCAGATCGACGCAGCACGGAAGAATGGTGGCAAGCCAGAGGCTTTCATCGATCTTCTGTTCAAATGAAACGTTAGAGGATTTGGATCATGGCACAGCCAACCAACACGCTTGACAGCTACGACGTGAAAGGTATCCGCGAAGACCTTCAGGATATCATTTACGACATCTCGCCCGAGGAAACGCCGTTCTACACCCGTTGCGGCAAGGCCAAGGCAACCAACACGCTGCACGAATGGCAGACCGATGCCCTGCGTTCGTCCGCTGATAACGCGCACATCGAAGGCGGCGACACCGCCCCGGAAGCGCGTTCTGTTACGACGCGTTTGGGCAACTACACGCAGATCTTCAAGAATTCCGTTGCCATCCCCGGCACCGACGATGGCTTGAATAAAGCCGGTCGCGCACGCGAAATGGCCTATCAGGTGCTGAAGATCGCCAAGGAGCAGAAGCTGGATATTGAGAAGGCCTTGTTTGCGAACCAAGCACGCTCGGCAGGCTCGTCGGTTGCCGCTCGTCGTTTGGCAGGCGTTCCGGCTTGGATGACCACAAACACCAACTTCCAGTCCGGTTCTTCGGGCGCAGACCCGACCGGCGACGGCACGAACGCCCGGACCGACGACGGCACCCCGACGGCCTTCGATCAGACGAAGTTCGACAGCGTGATGCAGGCGATCTGGGTTTCTGGCGGAAAGCCGGATACCGTCTATCTGTCGGCTTTCCAGATGAACAAGGCTCTGACTTTCACCGGCAACAACAACCAGCGTTCGAACGTGACCGCTGAGGCCGAGAAGGTCATCAAGCACATGTCCGTCTATGTGACCCCTTGGGGCACTGTGGAATTCATGCCGACGCGCGAAAACCGCAGCCGCGACGTGTTCGTGATGCAGGATGACATGTGGGCCGTGGGCGTTCTGCGCCCGACCCGCAACACCGAACTGGCCAAGACTGGCGACAGCGAAAAGCGCCAGATCATCACCGAACTGACCCTCATTTGCAAGAATGAGAAGTCGTCCGGGGCCGTCTATGATAACACCGTTTCGTAAGGAGGAAACAACATGGCTTCCGAATACAAACCCAACCTTGGCGTGATTGAAGTCACCGCCGCCACAACGCTTGATGATGATGCCTATGCGGGCCGCACCATCAACCTGAACTCCACCACGGGCCGGATCATCACCCTGCCCAGCGCCACCGGATCGGGCGCGACCTACACAATCTTCGTGGGCGCCACCGTCTCGTCTGGCAGCCATGTGATCCGCGTGGCCGATGGTACGAACGTCATGCAAGGCGTTCTGTCAATTGCAACCGACGTTGCGGGCGTAACTTGTCCAACCGCGTCGGACACCGACACCATCACCATGAGCGGCTCCACCACTGGCGGCGTTCGCGGGTCTATGGTCGAATTGCAAGACGTGGCTTCTGGGATCTGGATGGTTCGCGGCTCGCTGGTTTCGACCGGTTCCGAAGCAACGCCGTTCTCGGCAGCAGTGTCCTAATAACGGCGGGGGCGGTCAAAAGCCGCCCCCAACACCTTGAGAGGATCACATGACGCAAGTTTGGGCACGGACAAACAAGGGCGACATCATGCGCCTGGGGGATGCGCAAAAGGCGCGCAAAACTGATGAGGGGATGACATATGAAATTGTCCGAGACAATGACCTTCGAGGATGGCAAGGTTCTGGTGAAGCAGACGCACGACTTCACCCCGATAGCGGAAAAGTCGAAAGCGATGCAGTCGGCGGGCTTGGACCGGATGGGCGAGAGCAGGCTGGTGGCGAACATCCCGATGAAGATGTGGGCGGAATGGGCGAAAAAGCACGGCGTCCGCGTGGACGACCACGGCGCGATGCGGGAAGTCGTGCATAAGGAATTGATGAACCCGGACAACGCAAACTTCCGGGTTTGGAATGGCAACCTAGGCCGCTATCTGGCCTGATAAGGACACGCGCGATGGCAACGATTATCCCTACCACAGTCGAACAGCAGATCCAGGCGGCGGCGTATCGCTGGACCGATTATAGCACGGCAGACACGTCCACCCCGATTAAGGTTCAGAACATGCAGGGCTTGGCAGGGTCTGTGCAAGTCACCGGCACGTTCGGCGGCGCAACTATCACGCTGCAAGGGTCAAACGATGGGACAAACTTTGTCACGTTGAAGGATAGCGCCGGCACGGCGATCAGTTTTACGGCGGCTGGCATGGCTGAGTTTTCGACTGCGGCGCTGTATCTTAAGCCCACGTCTTCGGGCGGGACGGCTGACAACGTGACCGTTACCCTCATCCTGCGGGGTTGATCCTATGAATATGCCGCTCGTCCTCTTGAATCGTCGGCGGCGTGGATTCACCGCCTTCTCCCCCTCCGCCCTCTTCGCCCTCGCCGAACCCGGCGTCTGGTACGACCCCTCTGACCTCACGACCCTATTCACCGACACCGCTGGCACCACCTTCGTGACGACGCCGGGGCAGACCGTGGCGCTGATGCTGGATAAGTCGAAGGGGCTGACGCTGGGGTCGGAACTTGTCACAAATACTGGCGGACCATTTGTAACGACGGACGGCTGGACCGCGCAGGTAGACGCAACGCTGTCGATAAACTCTGGGTCTTTGCGCGTTACCAATAATGCAGCGGCCACAAAGCGCGCCTATTTCGCGTTCACCTCAGTGGTTGGCAAGTCATACGTTTTTGTTGCTACTGTCACTGGCTCTGGCGGCGGGGTTGTAGGCGGCCGTCTTACTGCGGGTACAAGTTTGGCAAATGAAAGTTTGGGGACGACCGCTTCTGCCGCGTCTGGGCCACTTAGGTTGCAATTTGTAGCCACTGGAACAACGACGTTTATCCAATTGGTCAACCAAGGAACATCTCTTGGTGGCTACGCAGAATGGGCATCCGCCTCGCTCAAAGAACTCGCAGGAAACCACGCCACCCAAGCCACAGCCGCATCCCGCCCGACTTACCAAAGTTCAGGCGGCAGGCATTGGCTTGCGTTTGATGGCGCGGATGACTTCATGGTCACACCCACGATCACGCCGGGGGTGGACAAGGTTCAGGTCTTCGCTGGGGTGCGAAAGTTGAGTGATGCGGCGCGTGGAACAATTGTCGAGCATAGCGCCACCATCGCATCAAACAATGGCTCGTTCCATTTGACTGCGCCGAATGCGGCAAGTGCAACATTTGGATTTGAGAGCAAAGGTACAACGCTAACAGATGCGGTTGCAACCTTTGCAGCACCGACAACCAGAGTAGTTACTGGGATTGGAGATATTGCAGGAGATAGCACAATTATTCGTGCTAATGGTACGCAGCAAGATCAAGACACAGCAGACCAAGGCACAGGCAACTACCTCGCATATCCCATCTACATCGGGCGTCGTGGGGGAACAACCTTACCCTTCAACGGTCAAATCTACAGCATGATCGTCCGCTTCGGGGCCAACCTAGACGCTGGGACTATCACCCCCACTGAGACTTTTGTAAATGGAAAGACTGGAGCGTTTTGATGAGTAACGATCTAGAGTTTTTGACAGGAGAAAAGGCAAAATGGATCGTTGGCTTCCCTTCGGACATGGATAACTGCGAGGTTGTCAGCAAGAACTCGGACGGAACCTACAAGGTAAAGTTTCAGATCTACGGTAGCGGCCCTTGGCATGAAGGCGTGGGCTATCCGAATGCTGCCAAGATGAGCGGCTTGTTCAAGGGGTCCGTAGAGCACAACTTTTACGAGGTTTCGAAATGAGAATTACAGCAGCAGCACCCGAACTCCTTGTCTCTGATGCGAACCAGTATGCCATGTGCCTTGGGTTCTCTGAGGCTGATGGTGAAACCTATCGTGGCCTGAACTGGGTGGACACTCAAGGCAACCTCTATGCAGCAGCCTCCTTTGAGGCCAGAGACGAGTGGATCATCTTCGCGCAGGCACCCCTACAGCGCCCTCTGTGGGACACTGCTGAAGTGATCGACATGGATGCGGCTTCCGCCGCTCAGGCTGCTATGGTGTTCTCTCTGGAGCCTGTATTGGCAATGCCTGACAAGCTGACATCCTTGGGTGGAACTGATGCAGTGGTGGCGTTGGCGGCAATGGGATTGACACAAGTGGAGATGCCAATTGGATAGTGACATCAATCTTTTTGATTTGGTCCGATCCCTCATGCAATGGATAGTTGTTCCTGTCGCAGCATTCGTGTGGATGATGTATCGCACGCAGCAGGATCACGCGACCAAGCTGGCTGTCATTTCGGCAGTTCACGACGCAAACAAAGAAGCCCATGATCGAGAGTTCAAAGAAATGCGTGACAGTTTCAAAGCCGTCTTTGCCAAACTGGACACCATTGAACAGGCGCTAAGAAAATGAGGGCACTATCTGAAATCATCATTCACTGCACAGCCACGCGGCCTGAATGGTGGGCAAGGAAAAGTCCGGCTCAGAAGGTTTCCGAGGTGCGCCGCTGGCATGTATCTGATCGTGGATGGTCTGACATCGGATATCACTATCTGATTGACCGCAACGGGTCTGTGATGACGGGAAGGCCAATTGAACGGATTGGCGCGCATACCCAAGGACGCAACACCGGGACAATCGGCATCGCCATGTTTGGCGGACATGGATCTGCATCAACAGATCGTTTCCGTGACCATTTCACAGAAAAACAGGACAAATCCTTGCGGATATTCATTGCGGCATTATTCGCAAGATACGGCGATCTGGCATTGTCGGGTCACAACCAATGGGCAGCCAAGGCGTGCCCAGGATTTAACGTGCCAAAATGGCACAAAAAACAGGAGTGACAGACATGGATTCGGCACAAATCGGCGGCATCGTCCGCGCATTGGCGGCGGCAATCGGCGGATATTTTGTTGGGCAAGGCCTAGTAGACGCGGAAACCGTCACCACCATCGGCGGCGCTGCTGCAACGATGGCTGTCGCTGCCTGGTCAATCTACGCCAAGCGCAAGGCGTGAAAGCCGTTGTTGCGATCATCGGCCAGATCGTTTGGAAGTTTCTGACGATCTGGTTGATCCGCGCTGATGCGGTGGCTGACGCCAAGCGCAAACAAGATACCAAGGCGCATGAGAGGATGAATGATGCGGATTTGGGCATTGGTGCTGCCGATGGCGATCATATCAAGTGGTTGCGTGAGTTTGCAGACCGCAACAAGCGTTGATCGTTTGCGCGCCCCAGCGGCTGCGCACGCTATCGCTTTGGCGGGCGATGACATGGCAGCCGCCCGGATTACAGGCAGGGCCTTCTTGGCGCAGCTAGAGGCGCTGGCGGGCTGGTGATTCAGGGGCCCACCTCCCGGCGCGCTGCCACGACAAGGTTTAGCAGCTTCTTGGCTTGGTCATTGCCGAACATCTGATTGACGCAAAGGCACATGCGCGTCATTTCAGCATCGCTGATGTCGGCCACAGCGTCGGCCAGCGTGGGCACAATAATTGTGCGCGTGGGGTGTGTCATTCTTCCGCCCTTTCGCTCTTGGATTTCACCAGCGGCAATTTCAGATCATCGTTCCAGACCTTCCATTCCCGCGCTGCTTGGATGATGGAAGCGGCAACAGATGAAACCGCCATGCCTTCCATCACCTTGCCGTTGTCGAGGTGCATGGCCCTGTAACTGTCGGCAATCAGCGCCGCCCGGAACATCGCGGCTTTCAGGCCAGCCCGGTAACCATCATTGTAGAAGTCGTTGTCATTCTTGCGCTTGCGTTTTTCGTCCATCACTCCACCTCTTTCATCGGTTTGCTGTCAGTTGCGCGCCCGCCGCTGTCGGCAACGCGGGTTGGTGTTAGCGGGTCGGCCTTGTCCCAGCAGTCTGACGAGCATACCCATCGCCCATCCGACAATTCGCACTCCGTGCATCCGTCACCTTCAACTGTCGAAAGCCCGGTCTTGCCACACATGCAGCATTGTGCCGATGTGTTGGCGGCGGGCAGGGCGTTGATATCTGCCTCAATCAGTTGATATAGCGATATGATGGGGCTAAGTGCCCGCGCCACTATGTTCAACGCCGCTTTCCGGCTTATCAGATCGTCGGTCATATCATCCTCATGTGTTGCTGTTGCGGGGCCAGGCGGGGGCGTGGTGGGTCGCGGATGGGGTGGGTGGCGGTCATGGCTTGGCGTCCAGCGCGGCAAGGACGGCGCGGCCAAGGGGGGTTAGCCGAAGCTTGTCGGACACAAGCCAAAATGTTGTGTCATCCGCATCACGCTTGCCGATCATGCGTTCGGCAGGATCAATGTCATTCAACAGAACGTCCGACCACTTTCCGGCCATGGTCAATCGCAGCGCCCGCGCCTGCGCCGGGGTCAGCTTGGCCGCTATTTCGGCGGGGGTCATGTCACCACCACCCCAGTTTGACGCCAACCGCCGACGTGATGAGGAGAAACGAAGTCACCCCAGCGGCGGCGATGATATAGACAGCCACAATCCGGCTGGCGATTTGCTCCTCAATCATCTCGATCAGGTCCACATCAGGCCGCACGGGGCGGGCTTGCCCCAGACGTTCAATCTCGTCGGCGTCCAAGATGCGATACAGGTCGCCAGACGCGGCCCAGTTGGGATCAGCGGTCGGGCCGGGGAAGGGGGTGATGTTGTTCATGCTGCGTCCCTTTTCAAATCGCGTTGATATTCGGCCCGGCCATCCGCCTCGTCGCGCATCGCCTCGTCCGCGTCGAACCCCTCGGCGGCGGCTGTTTCCCACGCATCCACGGCGTCCGCGCCCCAGATGCGTTCAGCCTGGACGGCGGTAAGGTCGATACCGTCCACCCGGCCAACGGGGTCGAGGTGGCCCAGCGTCACATGCGACAGCGCGGCGGTGACGCGGGTTTCGTCGCCCGTGATTTCGCGGCTGGTTTCGACGGTGATGTCAAAGTGGGGGATGGCAACCAAATCGCCCCAATCCAGCGGGTCGGCCTCGATGTAGTAGGTCATGGCTGCACCCGTGCGGCACGGTAGGCGGCGATTGCATCCGCAAGAGCAAGCCAAGCGGATGATGTGGCGCTAGGGCTTTCCACTCGCATTGCCGCAGTAGCCAGCCGATCCGCCGCCGCGATCTGCGCCTCAATGGCATCAATGCGTGCTTGCAAATCGAGCTTGCAAACATCGCTGGCGTAACGTTCGGCGGCGATGGCTTCTTGCAGCCCGTCAATGATCTTCTGCCCACTCATACCCGTGCCTCCCTTGCCGCGTCATATCCGGCCTGCGCCTGCCAATCGTTGTCGTGATCCACCGGGCACTCAGCTTCCCAGCGCAGCACCGTCGCCAAGCCGAACAGCCACGCAGCCTCTACCCGGCCCAGCGGGCAGTCGTCATGCAGCCGCACAATGCCCAGCAGTTCCGGCGCGTCGGCATACAGCCCCAGCGTGAAATAGGCGCGGAAGGTTTCGCCGCCGTGCGACACGTCGCAGTCGGTGTCGGCAATGCGCACAAAGGCGGGGGTGATGGGGGTGTGGAAGGTCATGATTGCACCACGGCGGTAAAATCGTCGTTGGCGCGGTAAGCCTTGCCAGCCTCAATCCCGCCTTCGCCCACATAGGCGGTCAATACGCGGCGGCGCACGCCAATCCAGCGCAGGAATATCAGCGTGGCGTCTTTGCCGCCCGTCAGCGTGGCACGGTCGCCGCCCGTCAGCGTGGCGTCGTCGCCGCCCGTCAGCGTGGCAAAGTCGCCGCCCGTCAGCGTGGCAAAGTTGCCGCCCGTCAGCGTGGCAAAG